GCTGAATGGTATCTTAAGGTTTGAACAATAGCTCGTATTGTCTGTGACTCTTGCTCGTTTCTTGGTGCCATCAGCACCTCAAATACAAACTGTCTTTGGTCTGTGGTTGAGAATAACACCTCAACTCTAGGATTGATAGGTCTTCCTGTCAATTTGCTTACAGTACCTATAGCTTTACCTGCTTGGTTGATTATCGTTCCTAATCCACCTGTCGCGGCCAATGCTTTACCTGCAACACCGCCTAGCAATCCTATACCAGCTTCGAGTGCAATACCTAAGCCTTTACCGGCTAGGGCTGTCAGAGAAACTTCTTCATATCGGTTTGTACTTGTATGAACTATTGAACTCGGCATGTATAAGGCGATAGACTCTTTGATTCTTCTGGTCGACCTACCCAAAGCCGCAAGCTCTCTCTGTTCGACTTGAGAACCCCCTGTGCCACCTGTACCAACTCCGCTAACAACAGGTAGACCAGCTGTGGCTTTAGGATCAAATCTGAGATAATCTACCTTAGAATATTCGTTATCCATAATTGTGCCGCCGTTATAGCTAGATGTTCTACCAACACCTACAGGCACGTTAATATTGATAACCATATAATGGCCAAGATAGTTGTTTGTAAGATCGCTAGGAAAAACCCTATAGTTGAAATCATATTCAGATTGGTTTAGGCCTGTTGCATCGTTTATTGATCTGAAACCTTCGTTATTATCTGAACCTGAAGGATATTCTACTGTGTTGCCTGGTCCGATGTAATTACCTAGCGGGTCGTATAAATCTGGCATTAATTCTACCTTTTAAATTGTATTATACATATTTATATGAAAACCTATAAAGGCAGATTCTCACCTAAAAACCCGAAAAAGTATGCTGGCGACCCGACGAACATCATCTATCGTTCGTTATGGGAACTTAGGGTCATGAAATATTTAGATGAAAACGTGAACGTCCTTGAATGGAAAAGTGAAGAGATTGCCATTCCCTATGTTTCTCCTGTCGATGGTCGATACCACAGATATTTTCCAGATTTTGTGGTAAAAGTTAGAGCGCCTGAGGGTGCTACAAAAACTATGATACTTGAGGTTAAACCTAAAGCGCAGACCAAAGAACCCGTCAAAAAGAAGAAGAGTAAAACCTATATCACAGAGGTGGCTACCTGGGGTGTCAATCAAGCGAAATGGAAAGCCGCACAAGAATATTGTCTTGACCGAGGCTGGCAGTTCAAACTAATAACCGAAGATGAACTAGGGATCAAATAAATAAAGATATGGCTAACAAACAAGAAGAGGCCTCTGACTGGTTTATAGGTAAAGCCAGATCAGCCGCCGGATACAGAAAAAACATAGTAAACAACGATGCGCGTGGTAGAGATTCCGCCGTAATCGGTAAGATGTATTTCTTTTTCTATGACCCGAAGCTCAAGAAAACTTTACCTATCTACGATAGATTCCCTTTGGTTTTTCCTATAGAACCATATTCTGATGGGTTTCTCGGTCTTAATCTCCATTATCTAAGCTCAGGTGAGCGAGCAGCCCTGCTTCGCAGGCTTATGGAGTTTAAGAATAATAACAAAATGAATGAAACAACCAGAATACGAATGACCTATTCTCTATTGGCGGATACAAAAAAGCTGGCTACGGCCGCAAGACCGTGCATCAAGAGGTATCTGTTTGATCATGTCAGAAGCAAGTTTATCGAAGTTACAGCTAACGAATGGGAACAGGCTATAAACCTGCCTGTAGAACTGTTCGTCAAAAAAGGATAATAAATGTCAACTGTACCTATTTCAAATGCACCTACACGATTGAGCATGGTAGATTTCCATTCTATGATGGATCTTTATGGTGGGTTGGCTAAGAGTTGTCGTTTTGCGGCTATGATCAAACCTTCTGGTTCGTATCTACAAAGAGCGGCATCATCAACTGGTGTAATGAGAGATTTGACCTACCTTTGCGAAGCTACAGAGTTTCCAGGTAGAGGGTTTGAGAACGTAGACCTGTATTATGGTCATGGTCCAAAGTTTAAACTGCCTTTCCAGACCAACTACGAAGACATTAACATGACATTCATTTGCCGTGCCGAGTCATTAGAAAGACAGTTCTTCGATGACTGGATGGCCATAATGAATCCTAACAATACCTTCGACTTCAATTATAGAGACGAGTATTGTGCTGAGATTGAACTTTTTCACTATCAGGATATAAGTGAGACTGGCTATCCAGAACCAATCTACACCTTTACACTACTTAAAGCCTATCCAGTTTTGGTTAGCCCGCAACCTGTCACATGGGCGGACGAACAGTTTATGAGGCTTGGTGTCACATTCACCTACACATGGTGGACAAGAAAGCTACTCGATAACTCAACTACAACAACCGACGCAGCTACAACCAAAGATTTTAATTTGGTTACAGGATTTAGAAATACAGGAATTTAATTTATGAGAGGTTCATTATGCTACCAAAAGTAGAATTGCCGACATACGAATTGACTATACCATCAACTGAAAAGGTTGTGAATGTCAGACCTTTTCTAGTCAAAGAAGAGAAGCTGCTATTCATGGCCGCAGAATCAAAAGATGATGATGAGATTATCAAAACGACAAAACAGATTTTGCGAAATTGTATATTAGATGAAGATGTCAACATCGACACATTACCATTCTTTGACGTTGATTTTCTTTTTATAGGTCTGAGAGCCAAATCTATCGGTGAAACTATAGAAATGAAGTTTGTGTGTAACAATGAGGTTGAAGAGAAACCCTGTAAGCACACATTCTTTGCTGATATAGATGTATCCAAAGCTGTAGTGAAAAACAGAGCCGAAACAATTCCTACTATCTGGCTGTCAGATAAGGTAAAAGTTAAGATGAGATATCCGACATATGCGGCGGTTAGATCGTTGAAAGAAGAAGATGGTACTATGGAGAGAAAAATAAAGCTGATTATGAACTCTATAGACTATATCTTAGAGGATGAAGAAGTTCACTCAGCTAAAGACTATTCGAAAGATGAATTAAGAGACTTTGTTGAGAACCTTTCTGAAGAACAATTTAAGAAATTGGAAAAGTTTGTTTTTGAATTTCCAACAATGTCAGTAGATTTTGATGTTACCTGCAAGAAATGTGGTTTTGACCATCGCATAGAGTATAAAGACTTTACAAGTTTTTTTTAATAATGCTTGGGCATGATAACCTGATGAACTATTACAAGACTAATTTTGCGTTGATGCAGCATCACAAATACAGTCTTTCAGATGTAGAAAATATGATGCCGTGGGAAAGATATATCTACATCGACTTGCTCAAGCAGCACATAAAAGAAACAGAAGAAAAACTAAGAGATCAGGCCGCACTAAGAAAAAGAAGGTAATATGGCTAAGTTTCAAAACCAGACAATAGATTACAAGAGTTTATTGAAACTGACAAACGAAGAACGTCTAGCAATGATGCAAGACCAGCAAGGTCGCTCATTACTATCTTCTTTGACGCCTGAACAACTCTCTAGCATGTTTCCCGACTATTATAAGAGAAAGCTACCTGACATATCTGGCTTCTTGGCTGCTATGACAGGTGAAGGCCGTTCAGCTTATGCTGGTTCACAAGGCAAAACTTACAGCACCGAAACTGGTGATCAGTCTGGTAGACCTACTGCACAAGTAGCAAGGTCTGTTGGTAAGCCATCTTGGATGGAAAAACTTGAGCAAGAGACTGGTGTAAATGTATCCGATCCAGGTGCGAAAGCTCAACTGTCACAGATAAAGATGGATACATTGAAGGCTCTAGAAAGCGGTGCATTACCACCTGACGACCCTAGAGTGGCCTTCCTGAAAGAACTATCACCAGCTGATCTTAAGAAAGCTGGCATCGAAAAGAAAGATGACGGTTCTTTCGTCAGAAAAGAGGTCTCAGAAGAAGAGATCAAAGCTAAAGTATCTGAACAGAAAGTGGTTACAAAGGTCGTATCTGCTGGTCAAGGGCAACCGACTGTTGTTGAATATGCAGATGGTAAAGTGGAGAGTCGAACAGGTGATAGAAACTGGAGAAACAATAATCCAGGTAATCTTGAGTATGGTGATTTTGCAAAGTCTAAAGGCGCTATCGGTACAGACGGTAGATTTGCTATCTTCCCATCGCCTGAAGCTGGTCGTGCGGCCAAAAGCCAGCTTCTATTCGAAGGTAAGAGATATAAAGATAATACCATTGAAGGTGCTATATCTGCATATGCACCACCTAATGAGAACAATACAGCCGCATATATCTCAAATGTATCGAAGTCTCTAGGTCTACCACCAACGACAAAGATGTCAAGCCTGAATGAAGACCAAAGAAAGGTCTTGCTCGATGCTATCCAAAAGCAAGAAGGTGGTGTAAGACCAGGCAAAATAGAAACATTGAAAGAAGGTCTAGGTATCAATGGCAATCCAACACCAGACCAGATAGAAGAAGCCAAAAAGAAGATTCGTGCCGATCAAGAACAACATCTGGCTAATCTCACGGAAGTGCCTAAGAGTCTGCCAGCAGGTGTTGATCCTAAGGTGGCGGAGTATTATGAATCATTGAACCCTGGTCAAAAGCAGAGATTTAATCAGGCCTTGAGCAAGATGGGTGATAATACTGAAGCGCAAGTGGCTAAACTGAACGAAACATTCAAAAAGAATCCTGATTCTGTAGCACAACCAGGTACAACTGTTGTGGCTGGGCCTGGTATGGTTGGCTATAAAGGCGGCAATATTGATATACCTAAAACACAGAGCGATGCTCACAAAGTTATAGCAGAATCCGCTACAGGCACAGTCAAGTATCAGGCCAGCGTAATCGATAGAGCCGTAGAATTGCTTGGTGCCCATGAAAGAAAAGATAAAGAACAGATCAAAGCATATCTAAAGAAAGCCGGCAAGACTGCTGATTATTTCCAAGGTGCAAATGATATTGACACCAATCAAGGACCATGGTGCGCCGCTTTCGTTAACGCATCGCTGGCTCAGCAGGGCATCAAACATTCAGGATCTAATTTAGCCGGATCATATTTGGATTGGGGTCAACAAAAGAAAGCTGAAGAAACCTCAGCTGGTGACGTATTGGCTATGAAAGATAAATCGCATGTAGGTTTATCTACAGGTAAAACCAGAATTGGACCTGATGGTCAAATGCAGATTGAGATGTTAGGTGGTAATCAGGGTGATAAAGTGACCAAGATGTGGGTTTCGGCCGACAAAGTATCTGTTCGCCGCGCTGGTGAGGACCAATATCATCCTGAAGTGCTGGCTGCAATTAAAAGAGGTGAAGCCGACCAATCAACTGTTGCTGCGGTTCAACAACAAACTGGTGTTAAGGTTGGTGATAAAGGTCAACAACCAGAAGCACAACCTGGTACAGTTCCAGCGGCAGGACCAGGAATGGTTGGTAGTAATCAACAAGCCGCACAGGCACCCGCACCTGCACAGGCACCTGCACAGGCAACTAATGTACAGACTGCAAATAAGACAGAGGCACCTCCAACCGCAGCCGCTCAACCAGAACAACCAGCTAAAGCACCGGCTCAACAAACGGCCCAAGCCGAACCTAAACCAGAAAATGTGCAAGCTCTTGCCAGTGGTGGTGAACAACCAGTGGAAACAGAAAACATCACAGCCTATCCTATTGGTGGCCTAAGAGGTGATAATTCTGTTGTTGTTGATCAAGATGCCAAACCATTATTCACGATGAACACTAAAAAAGAAACGGCTGAGTATAATCCAAGAACAGGCAAAGTTCATGTAGAGCCTGTCTTCGACCACAAAGAAAAGCTGGAAGAACATAAAAACGAATTAGAAGAAAAGATTATTCAGCAACAACCAGAAAAGAAGAAAAACTCTATTAAGGTCCTTGCAGAAGGTGGTGATGTTTCTCTTCAATCTGATCCTGTAACTAAGAATGATCCTGAAAGCTTGGCTGCACCAGAACCAGAAGCAAAAAGTGAACCTGCTGAACCTGAGCAGAAAGCACCTGAACAGGCGCCGATGAGTGATAAGCAACCATCACCATCACCACCAAATACATCATTCGATGCTATGACACAAATGAGTGCTAATCCATTTGTATGCCCAAGCTTTGAGCGCGCCATCAATGCAGCAAATTTCAAAAAGTCAGGCAACCACTTCGATCATGGTGCCACAAATTTAAGATAAAAAAAGAGGGGCCGAAGCCCCTCTCCTATTAGCTCATCGCAAGAGACTTGAAAGCCTTCAAGTCATCATCATCTTCATCAATATCAAATGGAGGCGAATCATTGTCCTCAACAGTCACCCTCTTAGCAGGAGCGGCCTGCTTAGGTGCGGATTGAGGTGCGCGAGTCTTACCACCAGTGAACTCAAGATAAGCCGGATCTTCAGCAAGAACCTCATCAAGCCGAGCCTTGAGTTGATCATAGGTCTTGAAGTTAGAAGGTGCAAGAAACTCCTTGAGAGAGTATTGCATATTCCAGATACGCTCAAGCTCACCATCATCATTGCTCAGAGGTTTCGGAGAATCGAACATTGACTGCTCATAGTTAGGATAACCATCAACAGTACGGATACGAATCTTGAAGTTAGCACCCTTCCAGAGATCAAAAGGATTGACCTTCTCGTCACCTTCGAACTCAGGGTTCATAGCCATGGTAATCTTATCGAAAATCTTCTTACCAAACTTGAACAGGAAGACTTTACCTTCGTTCTCAGGATGCTTAGGGTCAGAGACCACATAGATGTTAGAAACATAGTGAAGGCGGCGCTTCTGATTACGGGCCTGCTTGCGAGACCATGAGTTGTCATCATCAGAAAGATTCCAAAGATAACTGTTATACTCACCGATAGGATCCTTCATCTTATCACCAAGTGAGGTCAGTGAGTTTTCGATGTACCACTTACCAGTCGGTCCTTTGAACCCATGATCGAAATAACGGATCCACGGGATACCGTCCTCACCATCAGCAGCAGAAGTAGGAAGAAAGCGGATAACAGCCGAGCCGTTACCAGACTTATCGCGCTCAAGCTTCCAAAAACGATCATCACCCTTGCTATCGCTAGATGCAGGAGTGTTGAGCTTTTCGATTTCTTTGGTGAGACGGTCGAGGGTTGAAGAGGACTTCTTAAGTGTAGCAAAATTTGACATAGTGTTTCTCCGTATAAACAGTGTATGATCGTTGTATAATAACAGGGCGTTCTCGCTCTGTCAACCTATTTAGTCGCACCAGATAGACTCCTTGAACTTTTTTTCTTGGAGTGTTTCCTGCTTTAAAGACCTTCTAGGATTTTGGCACATCCAACACGCACAAGCTTTCATGGTGTCGGCATGTCTCTTGGCCCATTCTTCTTCCCATTCTGGATGACCTGGGTATATGGTATGGGCAATTTCT